CTACCATGCCTGCGTTACCTGAGTAACCTGCTTGATTCATTAAAGCGTTGCCCACATTAGTAGCGTAATTTTGACCGGATTGAGCATTGGCAGTGTTTGCGCCAGTACCAAAACCAGCAAGAGTCATGTAGGGCGCAAGAGTGGCTTGACGTTCGGTTTGGTATCGGTTAAACGCATTCTGATATTCTTGCGATCCCATCTCTTGCCCGTACCCTTGCGCCGCACGCAAAGCGTTGCCAGAGATCAAACCACCACGGGCGGCAGCATTTGCATCCAATGCTTTCTGGCCTTGCTGCAATCGAAACGCATAACCTGGGTCTTGCGTAAACTGATCCATGCCAAACTTTTGATAGTTTGCCATGCCTTGCAGTTTGCCAAGTGCGTTTACACCGGCTTCTCGAAAAGGCGTTTGGTCGGCACGATTTTGCTCATATATTTGCCGTTGAAGTTCTGTGGCTTGATCTGTGGCTCTTTGAGCGCCAGCCGCAGCACTACTGGCCGCATTTGACTGGTCAAGAGAGCCACCAATAGCACCGCCGATAGACGCGCCCACAGGACCGCCAAAAAAAGCCCCTGCTGCTGTTCCTAAAAGCCCTAATAAGCTCATGCCGCTCTCCTTTATGTAATCTCACGCCCAGACATACGAAAGTTAACGCCAGTGTTGTTACTTGCAATTGCAGAAACAAAATCGCCAGGGTTTAAAATTTGGCCTACGACTTCTGGCCAAGTGTACGTTTCGTATGACGCCAATGTACGTTTGGCAATGTAGTACGCATTACCTACTGCGCCACCAGATGCCACAATACTAACTGTAATGATCCGCGACAAGCTGTCATAGTTAGTGCAAGTTAACTTGTCAATGATTGTTGTAACAGACAAAGGCGCGGTATAAACCGTGGTGTCTGTGTTGGGAATGATTTGGCCTTCGACCAATGCTTTTGCTGTAACAGTCATTTATAGCTCCAAATACCAAAACCAATCAGCGATATGGTGGTCGCCTGTGGCGGGGTTAATAATCCAATCTATTTTTCCATCAAAAAAACAGTCTTGGCCTAAAAAATCTTTGTAACGCACGTTAATTCCACCCAGGGATGTAATACGTTCCTGACCCACCCGAATTAGGGCCATCGCCTACATACAGCACACGCGCGCCCAATAAGATCATAGGGTCCGTGTTTGTGTCGCCGCCATCTGCGCCTAATCGGCTAAACTTTACAAAAATATGATTGTATTGGTTAAAATACACCGGTGACCCACCAAAATCAAAAGTGTAAGTTGTAGGCGTATATTGCGCGCCAGCGGCTAAAGTTTGTGTTTGCGTTCGCTGTGGCGTTACAACAATTGCCGATGTAGTACCGCTAGATAGCCGCGCTTCAATGACGTAGTTGCCGCCGCTAGTGCCGTTTGTGCCAACAACCAATTCTAAACCGGTTAAAGACCCATCGTTAATCCAGTAGGGCGCTGGAATAATACAACTTACCATTTGGGTGCTTGTGGCGCTATACGCCAAACTATTCCATTGAAGGCCAAATGCAACGGTTGTCATTGCGGTGTCGCCAACAAAGTCAGAATTTTTTAAACTGATTTTGTCGCGCAGCGCCCACTTGTGCGACATATACCGATCACCGGTTACGTAGTCAAGCAAATCCCCGTCCCAAGTAGATGTGCCAGCAAGCTGAGTAATGCCGCCGCCTTCGCTGTTGTAGTTGGTAAAAAAGTTGCCGTAAATGCCGTTATCTAACTTAATAGGACCGTTGATGTACCCAAAAAAATTAGAGTTAGATGGCTGTGCGCCTACGTTCAGTATTTTTAACGCACACCCCGTACCGCCTGATTGAACTACGCCATGAATGGACTGAAATTGCGCGTTATCCGTTTCTGCAACACTAACCATAGCGCCGTTGTACACCAAGCCTGCTACATCACCAACCATTTGTTGAGTAGCGGGGACTGTAGTGCCGTTACCTTGTAGCAATAGGCCGGACGCGTTTTGGCAAACCGGAGCAGCCCCCCATACAAACTCCAACGATTCAATTTGGTTATTCATTGAAAAGTTGGCTGGTGTCCCAGACGTAGAACTAACAATTAACCCTGCATACGTAACGTTGCGAATTTTGCCGTTAAATCGCGCATATTTTGTGTTGTCAAATATAACAGCGCCAGTAGCTATTTCGCGGCCATCCCACTCTAAATAAACAGCCCCGCCGCCCCATATCACGTTGCCCACCGTTGCAGGTTGCAATACAAACATGTACGCACCCGCACCGCCGCCCCAAATAATAATGGGTTTGGCAGCATTTACCCCGCTACCATTTGTGTTAGTTGAAATATCACCGCGATTTTGTCCGTTTAACAACACGCTGGCGTTGCTAACTAAAGTTTGGGTAATTAAGTATTTGCCCGGGTTAAAGTAAACTACGCCGCCGTAAACAGATACCGCGTTAATAGCTTTTTGAATCGCATTTGTGTCGTTAGTTAAGCCGTCACCAACTGCGCCAAAATCTGCTACGTTAACAAAATCGCGCATTTTAGCTTGATCAGTCCGCGCAGTTGCGCCAGTGCCCGACTGAATAAAACCAACTAAAGACGAACCCGTAGGGGCTGCAATGCTGGCTTTATAATAATCTAAGTTAGCCTGCACTGTATCAATTAAACTTTGCAATGTACTGATGTTATCAACAGTCCAGATCAATGTATCAGCACTAGTTTTAAGCACAAACTTATACGCAACGTTAGACAGCCAAACATTTGCTTCGCCTCGGGTGTCTAAAATAATAGGGTTGGTATTGGCAGTTGCGCCGGTTGAATTGGTGTAGGTGACCAACGGCGTAGTTGTACCGGCTGCATAGGTGTACAGTTTGCCGCCAATCAACGGAAGGCCATCAGTGCCAAAAAACTGTAGTTTTGGTGGGGGAGAAAGAGTTGTCGTCATAATGATCCTATAACAAAAGCCAGAAGCTCGCCGTATCGCACGCCTAAACGCGTTTCGGTCTTACCATCAAGTGTAGTCCATGTGTCGCTGCAAAACAATCCATATTTGGACGCGTCAAGTCCTTCAGCCACAAACGCTGCCTCAACATCTTGCGCAACTACACCCACGTGAATTCGAGCATCGCCACCTTTTTCAATAACTGCATCATTGAATTTAAATTTGCGGATTAAACCTTTGATGCGTTTGGCTACAGCCAGTTCAGCAGCATCAAGTTCAGCAATCTGTTGTTTTTCATTGCGATCTGAAGTTTGAATTGTGCCGTTAACCGCATAAACCGCAGTCCAGCGTCTAGCGCTATCGCCAAGGCTATAAGTTGCATCAGCAAAAGGACGCCAAGATGCTGAATCGCCTATGTAACGCCCCGTGCCTGGAAAAGTTGCGCCGCTAGCTAATAAAACCCCGTTAACGCCGCCCACAACAGCATAGGCTGTGTTTTCGCCAAGGTAAGCATTTGAGCCACCTATACCGTCTGTTGTTGAATATGTAATTGCCGTAAGTTGATTGTTTTGGTTGGTGGTGGTTATGACACCAGAAAACGTATTGCTGCCGCTTAATGTGGGCAAACCTGCGGCAGCAAACGAACTTGCGCCAGTGCCGCCATTTGCAATAGGCAACGCTGTGCCTGAATAAGAAATTGCTAAAGTGCCAGAAGTTGTAATTGGTGACCCGCTTACTGACAAAAATGAAGGCACTGTCGCGGCCACAGAAGTTACCGTGCCTGACCCACCACTGCTATACGAGTTAATGGTTTGATTTGGCCAAGTGCCCGTAATAGTGACATTGGTGCCTGCTACCAAAGAAGGGGTAGCTGTACCTGTACCGCCATACGCAACACCTATGGTCGAACCATTCCAAACCCCACTAGTCACAGTACCACTAACGGCTAAGTTAATGGTATACATACTGCTCCAACGCTGGACGCTGGTACCGCAAGTATACGTTGCGTCTACAAAAGGACGCCACGCCGCCGCGTCGCCAACATAACGACCAGTGCCAGGAAAAGTCGCGCCGCTGGCTACAACTAAACCGTTAACGCCGCCAATTGCTGCGTAAGCTAGATTTTCACCAAAGTAAGCGTTGCTACCGCTACCGCCATCGGATGTGGCGTATGTCAAACCAAGAAATTGATTTGTTGGACTGGTAAACGTTTTTGCACCGCTAATAGTTTGAGCGCCAATTGTAGTAACAATGTCAGCGCTGTTTACACCGTTGTTATTTAACTGATTAGGCGGTAAAAGATAAAAACTTTTAATTTCATTTTGCAGCGCAGCAATTTGTCCTAACAACGCATCGTTTGTAGGGTTAATTTGAAACGCTTTTAATTGCTTGGCAAGTTCACTAATTTGTTCTGTTACCCCCGCATTGGTGGGTTCAATTAAAGGCGCTTGTATTAGTTTACTAAGCGCAGCAACTATTTTAGAAAGTTCACCAATTTGCTCTACTGTTGCTGCGTTTGCTGGAACAATTTGAAGTGCCTTTAATTGTTTAGCAAGTTCATTAATTTGTTCTATTACACCTGAGTTAGCTGGCGCAAGTAAAGTTGAATTTAAAACTTTTGCAAGTTCGTTAATTTGTTCTGTTACGCCAGCATTTGTTGGCCCAAGTACGGCTATTTGCAACGCTCTTTTAAGATCTTCAACTACTTTAGAAAGTTCACTAATTTGTTCTACTGTTGCTGCGTTTGCCGGTCCAACATCGGGTGGAGTTGCGTTAGTTGCTGATTGAAACAAAGACAAAAAGAACATGTACCACGCACGGTCTATTAACCCTGTACGAGGGTCAATTATCGGCACCCGTGGGGGCGTGATAGGCGTGTTAAGCATTTGTAGGACTTAATATTAGTTCAGCGCCCATAATGGCAATTTTGATGGGGTCCGTACCTGAAAGTTCGTAAACCCGATCCCGCAATTTAACGGTCATACCTAACCTGCGCCAAATTGTCCTGTAGAAATATTGACCAACAGCGCCCATGCCTTTCCAATGCTCATTGGACCAAGTGTGGCCACCGTCATCAGACCAACGCAACATAACGCTTGGTTGTGGGTTTATGTTTTGACTTATTTCAATAATTAATTTGTTATTTGATTCGGTCAACAAAAAAGCATTTAATTCGGATAACAAATATACAGGGTTAACGCTTGTAACATCAACGCTGACCGCCGGTAAATACGCGCCAGTTTGAGCGTCTAGCTGAAGGCTGTGTTGGGCGGTACGATGCAGATTATTTGTTCCTGTAGGCAGCGCACGCCAAGAACGTAGCCATTTTTGAATGCTGCCGTTATCCGAATAATTGTCTAAATCAAAAGCGTAAATTTTGCCGTTTTCAAAGTCGCCAACAACAATTTTGTTGTTAAACGCCATTTGGCAATTGCTGCGATGACGGGTAAAAGCGCCGTTAACCCATCCAGCGCGTTCGTGCCATGCTTGTGTGGCCAAGTCGTACACCCAAGTGGTGTTTGCTGTTGGAAAAATCAGCACGTAAAAGCTGTGGCCATCTTGCTGATACGTGTACGCAATTGCGTCCGACATATCGGTGTATTGCTGAATTTGCCACTCGACAGCGTGCGTTGAGATGCGTTGGCCGGTGTACCCGTTAGCTTTATAAACAATACCTTGCCCACGGCGGTCACGGCCTAGCCAAAACAGGCCATTGTCCATCTTGGCTACCGAGTAAGGAGCAGCACAGCCTAACTCGTTAAACGCGCCTTGAATGCGTTGCAAAGGGAAACCCGTACCGCCAATGTCATACCAGACTTCAATTGAGTTTGTGCCAAAAGCCCACACCTCACGAAAATTGGACGTTACAGCAAGCAAACCATCGGGTGACCCTTCTGTGCTGGCAAAATCAAGCGCGTTGATGTTTGTGCCATCAAGAATAGCGGTGACCCACATCAACTGGCTGTTGGGCTGGTTAAACACAAAATAACCATCCAAATAACAGACAGTCACTGCGCCGGGAAAATCAGGGTCGGTAATAGCGCCAAACGCGCCTGTAGTGTTGTTGTAGATGTAACTAGGCCCATTGCAAGCAATAAACAATTGCGTGCCGTTATCGGCTAAGCTGACGGGGCCAGTGCCGCTAACAGATCCAATTAATGTGGCTGCATACGTGTTGTTAATTTTGTAAAGTTCATTGCCTGAAATAACAAAGCCAACGCCATCATCAGATGAAAAAGCCCACAACCCACGGATAGGGCCAACGCCAATTGTGTTAAGTAATTTTAAACCTGGTGCTCGTTGCAAAAATGCAGGTTCTTTACCGCCTTCGGGAACAATCTCAGGAAACAAATTGACCATTCTGGCATCAGCAGCGTTAACGCTGCGTGCCACATACGATGATCCAAGGATCGGCGTCTTCATCAATAGTTACCCGCATACACGTTGAAACGCTGGCGGGTAGCCACAATAGCGTAAGGCATTGACATCACATCGTCAGGGTTGTTGATGCGTTTCAGATTGCGCTTGCTGGTCATTGCAATGCGCTGCACTTGTGGGCTTGGTTCAACACCAAACTCGGGCGCAATCTCCATTGCCAACCCGTACGTAAACGCACGCAAATAACCTGGTGGAAATGCCAATACGGTTTGTAACGTAGCAGGCTGATCCAATTCTTGCACGCTGATAAAGTGCCATTCCAAGTCCCTTGTGGGGCGAGGATAAACCGTCATTTGGATGCTGGGGTATTCCATGTTAATCCACATGACTTGTGGATACGTAGAAGTTACCGTTTTAACGGCAATACCGTCATATTG